AAAAGAAAATCAAATAATAAAAGTAACAGAATTAGCAAAATTACTGGGAATAACAGACAGACATCTGAGGAATTTGGCTAATGAAAAGATAATAAAAAAAACGGAAAAAGGTAAGTATTTATTTTTAGAGAGCGTTCATGGATATATCGAATATATAGAATCTAAAAATGATGTAGATTTGAATTTGAAAGATGAAAAAATTAAGGAAGAGATTAAAAGAATAAAAAAAGATACTGAATTGAAGGGGTTGAAAATAAAAGAACTCAGAAATCAGTTGCATTCAGCAAATATTATTGAAAAAGTAATGACTAGTAGCCTTGTAAATTTAAAAGGAAGGTTGTTATCTCTATCAAATAGATTGGCTCCCCAATTAATTGCTTTAGACAATTTAGGGGAAATTCAGGAAGTGATTCAAGATTCTATAATTGAAGCATTGGAAGAACTTAGCGAATATAACCCGGAAATGTTTAAAAATAAAAATTTTATTGAAGAAGATGATGAAGAGGAACAGGAGGAGATTAAAATTGGAAAAGGAAAACGTGGTAGACCTAAAAAGAGCAAATGATCTGTTTAAAAAAATATTTTCAGTTTTAAAACCCCCTCCAAAACTGACGATAGATACATGGGCGGATATGTATAGGGTTCTAAGTTCTAAAAGTTCTGCAGAACCTGGTAAATGGCGAACAGATAGAGTTCCTTTCCAAAGGGAGGTTATGAGGGCAATATCTGATAGAAGAACAGAAAAAGTTGTTATGAAATATGGGGCACAATTATCCAAAACAGAAATTTTAATGAATACAGTGGGATACTATGCTGATTATGAGCCTTCTCCCATAATGTTTCTCATGCCTACAAAAGACATGGCACAAGATTTTTCAAGTACAAGATTGAATGACATGATTCAATCAACACCACAACTTAGGAGTAAAATTATTGAAAATGATAGTGCACGAGATACAAAAAGACAAAAGGAATTTGCTGGTGGGTATATCGTTCTAACTGGAAGTAATTCAGCTGCAGAACTTGCGAGTAGGCCAATCAGAATTTTATTAGCTGATGAGATTGATAGATTTCCATCAAATGTAAAGGATGAAGGAGATCCATTAAATTTAGCAATTGAAAGAACAAAAACTTGGCCAAATAAAAAGATAGTATTAACAAGTACTCCTACAATTAAAGGTGGAAGTAGAATAGAGTTAGCTTATGAAAACAGTACAAAAGAAGAATATTATATTCCTTGTCCAAAGTGTGGAGAAATGGTTAAGCTAGAATGGAAAAATATAATTTTTGAAAATATTTCACATAGATGTGAAAAATGTCTAGAATGTTCAAGTGAATATGAATGGAAAAGAAATCTTATAAAGGGAGAGTGGATAAGGAGTAATTTAGAAATAGATCCTTATCAGGTACGTGGTTTTCATATTTCAGAATTATACAGTCCTTTTTCAAAATGGGAAAGTATTATTCAGAAATTTAAAGAAGCCAAAGGAGACGAACAGCTCATGAAAGTATTTGTGAATACTGCCCTTGGAGAATGTTTTGAGGAAAAAGTTGAAAGACTTAATTTTGAAGAAATACTTTTAAGAGCAGAAGATTATGGAGAATTTATTAATTCTGAAGATGGAACAATAAATGATGTTGAAATTCCTGATAAAGTAACAGTACTTACAGCAGGGGTTGATGTACAGGATAACAGACTCGAAGTTGAGATTGTTGGATGGGGAAAAGGAGAAGAAAGCTGGGGTATATATTATAGAGTAATCATGGGTAATCCTGCTTTGCCTTATGTGTGGAATGAATTAGATCAGATTTTGATGAAAGATTATTCTTATCAGAACGGAGAGAAAATTAGAGTTGCCTGTACTTGTATTGATACTGGAGGACATCATACAGATGATGTTTACAGATATGTAAAGGCAAGGGAACAATTAAATATATTTGGAATAAAAGGAAACGGAGAAGCAGGAAGACCTCTTATTTCACGACCTAGCAAAAATAATAAAGGTGGAATTTCTTTGTTCGTTTTGGGAGTTAATACTGGTAAAGATACGATAATGAGCAATCTTAAAGTGAAAGAACCTGGAGCAAAATATATGCACTTTCCAAATAATCCTAAGCGTGGATATGATGAAGTTTATTTTAAGGGACTTACTTCTGAGATAAAAGTTGTTACATTCAGTAAAGGACAAGTTAAAATTGAATGGAAAACAATTGGAGATAAGAGAAATGAACCTCTAGATATTCGAAATTATGCTCAAGCTGCACTTAGAATTGCAAATCCAGATTTAAACATAAGATACTCTACGGATGTTCTTAATAACTTAAGAACTCGGCAAAAAAATAATAGAAGAAGAATTATCCGAAGTGAAATATAAGGAGGAAAAAATGATACACAGTATGGAAACATGCAAAGAAATGATTAACTCATATCTTGAAGCTGAAAAAGCAGTACTGACAGGACAAAGTTATAAAATTGGTACGAGAGAGCTGACACGTGCAGATTTGCCTGAAATTATAAAAGCAAGACAGGAATGGGAATATAACCTGACACTTGCTCAAAATGGAGGGAAAAGAAAACAATCAGTACAGGTATTGATAAGAGATTTATAAAATAGGAGGTGATAAAAGTTGAATCTTTTAGAAAGGACAATAGGAGTGTTTAATCCGGGAAAAGCATTAAAGATGATTGAAGCGAGAGAAAAACTAAAAATGTTTACTCAAAATCAAAAAATAATGAATAAAGGATACGGTGAACATGGAGCGAGTTCTAGAAAAAAATCTCTGCGTGGATGGTTTGCATCTCCTGGAGGGGTAAAAAATGATATTTACAATTATCGTGAAAAGCTTGTGGCACGTTCTAGAGATCTATATATGGGGGCACCTCTTGCAAATGGAGCGTTGAATACAATGAAAATAAATGCAATAGGTTCTGGATTGAAATTAAAATCGAGTATAGATTCCAATATAACAGGATTATCTGAAAATGATACAGAATTACTAGAAAATAAAATAGAAAAAGAATTTGAAATTTGGAGTAATTCAAAAATTGATCAGACAGGACTATACAATTTCTATGAGATTCAGGATCTTGTATTTCTTACAACACTTCTGAATGGGGAGTGTTTTATTCATTTGAATTACTTTGTGACTCCTGACAATCCGTACAGTCTAAAATTATCGGTAATTGAACCAGACAGAGTAAATACTCCTAACACTAAAAGTTCAGATGTTACAGTTGTACAGGGAGTACAGTTTAATAAAAATGGTCGTATTGAAGGGTATTATATACAAGAACAGAATCCTAATGATGAGGTAAAGGGTACAAATCAGCACAGATACGTAAAAATATATGGAAGTGAAAATCAATTGAATATAATACACCTTACAACAGCAGAGCGACCAGGGCAAGTAAGAGGAGTTCCAATATTAGCTCCTGTAATGGAAAGTTTAAAGCAACTTGATAGATACACTAATGCAGAACTGACAAGTGCCATAATAAGCAGTATGTTTACAATATTTATTGAATCGACAGATATTCCACAGACAAATATAGGAGATTTATCAAATGTAGGTGATGATGAGTCTGTTGCTTCAGGTGAAACGAGTACATTGGAAATGTCAAGCGGTGCAATAGTCACTCTTAATAAAGGAGAAAAAGCTAATTCAGTAAATCCAGCGAGGCCTAATGCTCAATTTGATCCTTTTATGACGGCTATAATACGTCAGATAGGAAGCAGTCTAGGAATACCTTACGAACTTATGATAATGCATTTCACAAGTAGCTACTCTGCAAGTAGGGCAGCTTTGTTAGAAGCGTGGAAAACATTTAGAAAAAAACGTGAATGGTTTGCAAAAAATTTTTGTCAGACTGTATATGAGGAGTGGTTAAGAGAAGCAGTGCTTCTTGCAAGAATTGAAATAAAAAATTTTGAAGAAGATATATTGATTAAAAAAGCATATAGTGGAGCAATATGGAGTGGGACATCGCAAGGACAACTTGATCCTCAACGTGAAGTTAAAGCATCAATATTAAGAATAAATGCTGGGTTATCAACAAGAAGTCGTGAAACAATAGAATTAAACGGAGGAGATTTTGATCAAAATATAAAAATATTGGCAAAAGAACAAAAAATAGCAAATGAGAAAGGGGTGATTTTGGATGGAACAATCTATACCGAACCACCAAACAATGAGCCAGAGGAATAAAACTATATGGAATATAGTTAAAAACGATGATAAAAATGCCGAATTGATGTTATATGGTGATATAGCTGAAAGTTTTTGGGGTGATACCATAAGTGCTAAGGAAGTTACAGAATATTTGACTGACTTAGATGTAGAAAATATTAATGTCTATATTAATTCAAATGGCGGTGTAGTTGACACTGCTATTGCAATTAACAATGCTTTGAGAAGACATAAAGCCAAAGTAACTGTAAATATTGACGGTATTGCAGCAAGTGCAGCTACTTTAATCACGTGTGCTGGAGATACAGTTAGAATGCCTAAAAATGCTTTGTTTATGATACATAATCCTTTAACAATTGCAATGGGGGATTCAGAAGAGATGAGAAAACAGGCAGATGTACTTGAAAAACACAAAAATTCAATATTGGAAACTTATTTACAAAAAGTTAATATTGATAAGGAAAAGTTATCAGAATTAATGGATAATGAAACTTGGCTAAGTGCTGAAGAAGCACTAGAATATGGGTTTATTGATGAAATAATCGAAAATGCGGATATTCAAGTTGTGGAAAATAAGGTAATTTCAAACAATATGATATTTAATATGGCGGAGTTTAAAAACTTTAATGTTGATAAAAACATAAAAAATAATGGAAAAGGAAGTGGAAAAATGACAATAGAAGAAATTAAAAATAAATTTCCTGATATTTATGCTGAAATCATAAACGAAGGAAAAGAAATTGGTATCAAAGAAGAAAGAACAAGGATACAGGAAATCGAGGATTTAGGGTATAACCATGAAGTAGTTAATAAAGCTAAATTTGAAGAGCCTAAAAATGCTAGAGATTTAGCATTGGAAATTGTAAGTTTAATGAAACAGGAAAATCAAAATAAACTTAACAGGATACAAGATGAAGGGAAACCACTTAACAATATGCCGAAAGGTAATGATGATGGGGTTAATGATGAGCAAAAAGCAGCAAATAAAATTTTAGCATTTTTTAAGAAAGGTGGTAAATAATTATGAAATATGATTATACAAATGAGCCAGATCATTTAATTGTTGGGAAAAAAGAGTTGGTTGTAGCGGAGCTTACTTTACAAGTTGGAAAAACTGTGAAAAGAGGAGATATTGTGGATAAAGATGGTGCAATAATAACTGATACTGGAAAAGTATTCGGAATTGTTACAAGAGCTGCCGATGCAACTGGAGCTCCAACAAAAACAACTATTTATACTGAAGGGGAATTTAATATTGAAAAAGTAAATTTCGGTACAGCAACAAAAGAAAAAGTAATTGAGTTATGCAGCGACAGAAATATTTATTTAAGAACATTAGGAGGTAAGGAATAACAATGAGTATGAATTTAGATTTGAGTTTAAGAACATTATTTTTAGTAACAGAGGCAATGCCGAGACCAAGAACATTTTTATTTGATACGTTTTTTGCAAATAGGGAAAATTTGGATACGGAAACAGTAACTATTGAATTTAAAAATGGTAGAAGATTGATGGCTCCATTTGTCGATAGATATGTTGACGGAGAGGAAATGCCAAAAGATACATTTTCAGGAAGAACATTCAAACCTTATGCAGTGGCTCCTAAAAAGACATTTCATGCAGATGAACTGATCTTTGAAAGATTGCCAGGAGAAAATCCGTTTTCACAAAGTGATCCTGATACAAAAAGACAGAAAAAAATTGCTGAAACTTTGCAGGAACAAAGTGAACAGATTGCAAGACGTTGGGAAGCTATGGCAGCTGAAACATTATATAAATTACAAACAACAATTGAAGGAGAAGGAGTATCAGATACAATCAAATATTATGATAACTCTTCTACGGAACATCATACAACCGTTGCTTCAACTTGGGACAATGCTAATTCTGACCCAATAAAAGATATAAAGGCTGTATTAAGTGAAATTAATAAAGCTGGAGGAACTAGACCAGAAGCGATAATTCTTGATCCGTTGGCTGCGGAATTATTTATTAACAATAAAGCTGTACAAAATATGATGAACCTTAGAAATGCTTATTTTGGGGATATAAGACCTGAAGTTGAGGGTGTAAATGGTGCAAGTTATATTGGCACATTGACTGGATTGGGAATTGATGTTTTTGAATATCAGGAATATTACGATTATGTGGATAAAGCTACAAAACAAACTAAGACAAAAGCAATTATTCCGGATTACACAGCTTTATTTGCACCGAAAGGTAACTTAGTAAAATTTGGAGCTGTAAGTACAATTAGTGATGGAATTTTAGAAGGTGATTTAATTCCTAGAACTCATGTGAAAGAAGAAAATGACACTATTACAATCCGTACAATGTCAAAACCAGTAACTATTCCGCTAAATACTAAATCATTAAAAGTGTTAAAAGTTAAGTAGGTGGTAGATAATGGCGATATATATGGTTAAAAATACATTTGTCTATGAAGGAAAAATGTATAAAATTGGAGAAGAAGTTCAAATATTAGAAAAAGAAATATTGGAAAACTGTATTGAAAGAGGATTAATCATAGAAAGTGATTCGAATTCTAGAGATGACGTAACAGAAAAAGATAAAGACGCATTACTTTCTGAAGAAGAAACAAATAAGGATTCAGAAGATTTAGAAGATTTAAAAAAGGCAGGTAAAAGTAAGAAAAAATAGGTGAGAGTATGAATTTTAAAGATGTTTTGGAAAACGATATACAGAATACATTTTTAAATCCGAGAGATTTTGGAGAAACTCATAATTTGAATGGTACGGATATTGTATGTGTGACAGACGAGGATATTTTTCAGGAAAAAATTA